CGCAGACGGCGCAGATGTGGGCGGTGAAGGGCGCGACGTGGCGTTAAACGCGCACGAAAAAGACGCGCTCAGATTTCAAATTGTGGAATTGGTCGAGGCCGACGAGCCGGAGGCGGTGGTCGCGACGCTGAAGCGCATTGCTGAAAAGATGGCGATGCGGGCGATCCGTCAGGACGATCGGGATGCGGCGCGGCGTTGGGACGCGCTCGCCGAACGGCTCAGCCGGGTGCTGGATCCGATCAGCCGAGTCTGAACATATCGTGCCGCGCCGGGACGCAATTGCACCACTCAAGCGCCTGGGCTTGCGCGCCAAGGTTGCCTTGAAAGTAGTTCTGCTGCGCCAGGCCTTGATGGTACTGCGCTTGCTGCATATTCATGTTCGCCTGCTGCGATTGCGCCATCGCCATCAGTTGCTGCGCCTGAAACTGTGCTTGCAGGCGCAAGCGCATTTCCTCGGTAATCTGGTGAACGCCAAAATCTGGACCCGCAGGCCGCTGCTGCTCCTCGCGCCGTTCGGCCAACGCCCGCCAGCGATCGGCTTCAATCCTCGAAGTCGTAAGGTCGAGAATAGTCTGGTCGAGCTCCCGGTTGATATCCTCAAACTCGCGCTCGAGCTTATCGAGCTTCGCCTGGAGGCGGGTGATCTCGACGTCGACCGGCGGTTCGCGAAGCTTGGCGACGACGGCGGAAGTCATAAGCGCGAGGGTGGTTAGAACCGACATGGGATCTCCCAGCTGCGGACACCGACGAAGGGACCACAAAACGACAATCTTGGCAAGCTTTCCACTTGACAGTCCCACACAGTCCTAATAGCTCTGAGTGCAAGGCCCCTGTGTGGTCTTAACCAGAGGATAAGCAGATGCAATTCGATACCCAGACTGCGGCCACGTACGCTGGCCAGAAACTCGACTCGTTGCTGGAGCGCGCCACGCGTGACGCCAACATCTCGATCGAGAACAAGAACATCCCCGACGCTGTCACCTACTTCGCCGAGCTGCGCGACACGGTCAAAAAGCTCGCGTTGCGAATGAGCGCGCTCCAGTCGCTTGTCGACACTATGTCGCAGGAGATGATCCCCGGCCTGTTCGAAAACCAGGGCGTCAAGACGATCAACGTCACCGACGTGGGCCGGGTCAGCATCAACGACCGTTGGTCGGCCTCGATGCTCAACAAGCCCGCCGCTTTCGAATGGTTGAAGAAGACCGGCAACGAAGGCCTGATCATCGAAACCGTCAACGCCCAGACGCTGGGGGCTTTCGCCAAGGACGAGGCGCTCGCCAAGCGCCCGTTGCCGAGCGAAATCTTCAAAGTCACGCCAACGCCTTACGTTTCGATCACGAAGGCGTGAGATGAATTTCGAAAAGCCCCGCTATCGCTGGAATGGCGAAAAAGGAAAGTACATCATTATGGCAAATGAAGTCGCGAGAACAGAAAGCGCAGAGGTTCCTCAATGGATGAGGGCCGCCTCGACCGGCGCGTCGATGGGCAACATCGACCAGAGCGATCTCAAGCCGCCGCGGCTTAAGATCCTGGCCGGCCAGTCGCCGGAGATCATGGACCGCACGCCAGGGGCCCAGGTCGGCAACTTCTGGATGACGATCCTGAACATGGATTTCGGCCCCTCGGTCAGCGGGACGCCGATCTTCCTGCGCAAGAGCTACCAGCTCTGGGCGCCGAAAGGCCTCCCTGGCGATGGCGGCCAGAAGGGGCCGCTGGCGACCGCCTCGGACGGCATCCATTGGGATGTGCCGAACCAAGTTTTCGAGGTCCGGTTCCCCGGCAATCCGCGCGTCTACAAGTGGCACGTCAAGTCGACGGTGTTTGAGAACAAGATGCATAAGTTTGGGTCGAGCCAAGACGACAATCCGAACTCCAAACCCGCGGCCACGCTGACCTATGACGTGCTGTGGCTGATCGACCTGCCCAACGGCAAGAAGCAATTGTGCGTGTTCACCAACGCCAGGACGGGCATTGGGCCGACCCAGAACTTCATCTCCACCGCCCGAGCGATGGGGGTCGATCAGTATTTCCAACGCTACAAGATCGTCAGCCAGCGCAAGACCGGGCCAACCGGCGACCCCTACTACACCTACGAATATCAATATCTGGGCAACCTGCAGACGGAAGCTGAGGGGATCGAGGCGAAGGCGCTCTACGACCAGTACGCCAAGAGCGGTTTCGTCACCGATTTCGAGGCCGAGGCCGAGACGATCAACGCCGACAAACCGTCTGCGGGCCGGTACGCGAACACCACCCAGGCGCCAGCGCACGACCAAGACGACATTCCATTTTAGGAACCCCCTGCGTCCCAGGGGTAGAAGAGGTCCACCCACATCAATCGCCCCCCGATTGCTGGGTGGGCCTCTTCGCAAAGGGGGAACGCATGCCACAGCTCAGTCCAGAGAACTACGTCAAGGTTACGGCGATCGTTAACCATGGGGTGATCAAGCTCGCTCTGCTCGACGCCTACCCAGAGCTTTCGCGTAAAGGGCAGGAAGAGATGATGATCGAGATCCTCGGCCTGATGGCGCGCCGCTACGGCTGCGAGATCCGGCGGTTTATTGTCGAGGAGCACGACGATGGAGAATAAATGCGAGGGGTTCACTCGCCCGCAATGCGAACCATGCCCGAACGAGGATACTCGCGTGGTGCGCGTCGCCACGGTTGAGGGTGATGAAGACAAACGCCTCTGCGCGGTTTGCATCGCGCATCTTTTGCCCCAGCTCGGGCAGGGCGGCTGGGTATGAAGTTCGTCAACATCGGCAAAAACAAGCAGCTGATCGAAGTGCCCGAGACGTGGAAGGAGGCCGAGGACATGGCCACCCAGGCGCTCGGGGCCTATTACGACGAGCGCGGTCGCAACGTCCTGCGCCTGTCGATCGCCACCCGCATCGCCTACGGCATGTTTGGCAAGCAGACGATGGCGTCCGATCCGACCACGGCGCTGCTCTACCTGATGCAGCGGATCTGCATGCGCAAAGGGGCCGGGCTTGACTGATCGGCGCACCAAGCTGGAGAAGATCCGCGCCCTGGCTGAGGATCCGCGCGCCAACCCGTATATGCGGGAGATGGCGCGCAAGCTCCTGCCGCCGGAGCCGCGACCGAACAAGCGCAATCCTGGACTCCAGCCCTCGTTCGACTACGAACGCTACACCTTCATGGACCTCAGCAACTGGAGCCGAACCGCCAATGGCAACCGCAGCCATGTCGTCACCCACAAAAACAAGGCTTACAGAATTGTTTTGTTTGAATACAAGAGCACCCAGGATTATGGCTGGCTGCGGATTGGCGTTGGCGATCCTCTGCGGGATTTTTCGGGCCGGTTCTACAGCCTCGGGGAGGCGCACAGAGACGCATGGACCCAATTGATGAAGCTCTAACCTACCCCTTCGCCGTCACTCTGTACGAGGTGTTGGAGATCGTTGTTGAGCACATCGACAAGGCCCAAAACACTTCCGACATGCTAAGGATCGGGGTTCACCTGAGGATGGCCAGCCGGGCCATGCGGTGCGCTCTGGAGATCTACGGCTCGCAATTAGAGGTGCTCAACAAGGAACCGAAATGAACACGTATGAAATCACCTTCAAATGCCCGAATAAGGAGAGCTTCATCGAAATGATCGAGAAGGTCGGGCCGGTCGCCGGCACGATGCAGGTCATCGTCAGCAAGATCGTCAGGGAGACGGGCGACGCCACCCCGTCGCTTAGGCCGCGCCGGGAGCATGGGCCACCCCAACCGAAACGGGTGCGCAGCTCGAAGGTCAACGACACCATCCTGGCGACATTGGGCGAGCAGGGCGAAGCCAGCGCCAAGGATCTGAAGGACGCCCTGGAGCGCGCTAACCTATCGCCGGGCTCGCTCTCGACCGGGCTCGCGGCGCTGCAGAAGAGCGGTCAGATCGAACGCGTTCGTGAGGGCGTTTACGGCATCGTCGGCAACCATCAGCAAGCGGCGGAATAAATGACGGACCCGATCAAGCAATTCGCCAAGACGTTGGACGCGCACATTCGCGCTCATGTCGAAAAGCACGATCTGGTCCTCATCGAAAACGACCTCCTGGTTGCTCACGATCCGCACACAGGCCGCATCGTCATCACCTTCGAAGTGGTCAAGAAGATCCTGAAAGCGGCTGAGTGATGGACGAAGCGACCCGAAAACGCGAACTCGTCAGGGAGATCAATGCTCTCCCCGGCGGGTACGCGCGGCGGTGGGAGGACCGCTGGGCGACCGGGCTGTTGGATCTGGTGATGAAGCTACCCGGTCATCCCATCCTCTGGGGCGAAGGGAAGATTGTCAGCGGCAACCTTTTCTTCCCCACCGAGCGCCAGTGGGTCGAAGGCAACCGGATCATCGCCGCTGGCATGCCCGCGGTTCTGATCGGCTGGAAGGCGCGCAACATGTACGTCAGTCCATGGGTCGAGCAGGCCGACATCCGCACCTGCTTCTACGGCAGCGGGCAATGGGTCGGCGTGCTGTTCGAATATCTGAAGGGAACCTGATGAACCTCGATGACAGCCTTTTCGAAGACATGAGCGCGCTCGCTCAGGGGCTAAAATTCGCATTTCGGCGCGGGAAAAACTGGGAGACGTTGCCGCCAGAAAGCAAAGAGGCGCTGGAGCTGATCGCGTCGAGCCTCGCTCAGATCCTGACCGGCAATCCGAGCGACGCCAGACGCTGGGTCGACATCGCTACGCTAGCCAATCTTCGCAGCAAGGCGCTGGAAGGTTCGCTGGAGAAGAGCGTTGCTCAGACGCGCGTCATCACTCCAAAGAACCTGTTTGATCCCGCCCCGCGCCCGCTCGGTGACGCATGAAGCTCGTCGAGATCCTAGCGCGCTGTGAAACCGCTTACGGAGAGATGGTGGCGATGCGCGCTCAACTCGAAAGCGACACCTCAGATGAAACCGCCTTTGCGCTCGGTCAGGCGCTCGGCGCGGTCTACCGAGCAAAAGGATTGGTCGAGCGCGACCTCAAGCTGCAGAAAGAGCAGGAGGAGGCCGATGCGTAACCTGCGCGCCCTCGACGCCTTTCGCATCCCCGACACGCCCACCGAGCACGCTGACAGCGAAGGCGCCTTCCTGATCCCCTACCCGCTCGCCGGAGAACAGCTGCGCTGCCTCGCCAGCAACCACGCGGGTTGGGATCACCTTTCGGTCAGCCTTTATGTCAGTAAGCGCACGCCAACCTGGGCTGAAATGGAGTACGCCAAGCGCACGTTCTTTCATCCCAACGAAGTGGCGATGCAGCTGCACGTCGCCGAGGACGAGCACATCTCGATCCACCCCTACGTGCTCCATTTGTGGAGGCCGCACGACGTTAAGATCCCGCTACCACCGAGGATGATGGTCTGATGGCTAAAGGCTTCACCTACAAAAGCTACTCGTTCGTCGACAAGGATCCGATCATCGACGAAATCCGCGGCGTCGTGCAGCTGAGCGGGTTCTCCTACAAGAAAATCGAAGAGGCCTCTGGCGTCACCTCGAAGACGCTGCACGACTGGTTCGACGGCGAGACGCGCAAGCCGCAGGCCGCTACGCTCAACGCAGTGGCGCGGGCGCTGGGCTACAAGCTCGGCTTCGTCCCTTACGAAGCGGCCTCTGTCGCGCAACCCACGCCCTCTATGGGCCACGTCGTTCGCATGGCGAAGATCCGGAGGGCGAAGTGATCTGGAACATCATAACCATCATCTCGATGTGGGCCTGCGTCCTCAGCGCGCTCGCCTGCGCGATCGCGATCAACGGAGTCATTCGCGTGACGCGGCGATCCAACGTCGAAATGAAACTGGCGCTGGGCGCTCTCAACGACGCCTACAGAGAAAGCTGGGAGATCGTCCACGCTGACCTCGATCTCTTCAATCGCCGGATCACTGAACTGGAGAACCGCCTATGAACTGGTTCCCCATCCTGCTTGGCCTCATCGCCTTCGTTTGCATGTGCCTGCCGTGCCCTCCGGTCCGGGATTGGCTCGACGGCATGGACAAGGAACCGGGCGATGACTGTTAAATTCAAGATCGGGTTCACCATCGACGGCGAGACGCTGTTCGGCCTGATGTCGAAGTTCCTGCCGATCGACGATCTCAGCGTCGAGGAGATGGTCGAGCGTCAACCCCGGATCCCGATCGAGGCGATCGCGCACGCCGTCAAACACATCACCAAGCCCAAGCGAACCGCGAAGCGCGCCTCGCCAGGCCCCAATCTGGAGAAGGGCCTCAACGGGATCATCATGGCCGCCCTGTCTAGCGGGCCTCAAAGCGCGAAAGATCTGCTGCCCAAAGCTGTGGCCGCGGGCTTCTCACCTAACTCGGTCACTTCGCGGCTGGAGGAGCTGCGCAAGTTCGGGACGATCGAGCGCGTCGGCGATGGAACGTGGAGGAAAAAATGAGCACGCTTGACCCGGTCCAGATCGCGGGCCTCGATTTCGCCAGGGGCAAGCCCGGCGTCGGCTGGTTCATGGAGCAAGGGCTCGGCAAGACCCTGACCGCGCTGACTGAGTTCGAAGGCCTGACGATCGCCGAGGAGGCTGATCGGCTGATCGTGATCTGCCCCAACACGTTTAAGGAGGGCTGGGTCGACGAAATCGAGAAGCACGAATTCGACTTCGACGTCCATGTCTTCGAGTCGGCCAAGAAGAAACAGGCGGGGCAATTTATCAACAGCTTGCATGAGCGCCCGCCGGTGTTCATCCTGAACTACGAAGCCATCCGCAGGCCCAACGTGCTGCAGGCGATGGTGCTATGGGCCAAGCGCGGCAAGGCCTATTTGGTGATCGACGAGAGCATCCAGATCAAGAGCAACAAGTCCGAGCAGACCAAATGCGTCCACCGGCTCGCTCCGATCTGCCGCTGGGTGCGCTGCCTGACTGGGCGCCCGCAGACGCAAGGACCACAGGATCTGTGGGGGCAATTGCGCGCGCTCGGCCTGTTCCAAGATCGGAACTTCTACGCCTTCCGCGGCCTGTTCTGCATCATGGGCGGATGGCAGATGCGCGAGGTGGTGCAGGCCAAGAACACCGATCTCCTGGCCTCGATGATGACCCCTGTGGTGTTCCAGGCGAAAAAGAAAGACTGGTTGCGATCGTTGCCGCGCAAGGACTTCACCATTCGCGACTATGCGATGTCGAACGAGCAGGCGCGCCAATACGCCTCAATGGAGCATGAGTTCCTACTCGCCATCGAGGAAGGCTATGTCACAGTCGACGTGGCGATCGCGAAATATGAAAAGTTGGCCCAGATCCAAACTGGCTTCGTTTACGATGAACATGGTGACGCGCATCAGCTTGTGCTCCCCGATGAGAACCCGCGTCTCAACCTTCTGCGCCAGCTTCTGGAAGAGGAAACTGAGGGCAAGGTGTGTATCGTTTATCGCCACCGGCCAGTCCTCGATATGCTGGCCAACGCGCTGGGCGGCGGCGCTTGGATCAAAGGGGGGATGAAAGCGGACGAGGTCGAGGACCAAAAGCGGCGCTTCAACACCGACCCCTTCTGCCGCACCATCTTCCTGCAAGCGGAAGCCTCCAAATACGGCCACACCCTGCTCGGCGGCCCGGGACCGGATGATTTATGCCGGACGATGATCTTCTTTGAAAATAGTTACAGCGCCGACACCAGGGACCAGATAGAAGATCGGATCCACCGGCGCGGCCAGACGGGCGAATATGTGTCGTACATCGACCTCTCGGGTTCGGATCTCGACCGGCGGATTGTCAAAGCCCTGCAACGAAAAGACGCGCTCTATCGTTCAGTGTTCAAGAACCTCAAGGTCGCGGAGCCAGCATGAGCTATCGCGTCCCTAGCACGCGCTGCACCAACTGTGGCAAGGATATGGACGCCGCCGATCCGACCAGCGGTGGTCGAGGACCGAAACCCGGCGATGTCGCGATATGTTTCTACTGTCATCATCTTATGGTCTATGGCGACGAATTGATCTTGCGCGAACTCACTGATCAGGAGATCAAAGAGGTCGCCGGGGAACCAGAGATCATCCTGGCGATGAAAGCGCTCGGTGAATTTAAAGCAAAGGAGAAACGCTAATGGCACAAGGTTCGTGGGCGTACATTCAGTTTTTCGACCAACCGGGCGGCGGGCACCCCGACCATGAGCTTCCTGGGCGCCCTGGACGCCCCGGTCAGCTCCCTGGCTTCCCTGGCGCGCCTGGGCATCCCGGTCATTTGCCATCTCGCCCCGGTCGTCCTGGCCGGCCCGTGGATCCCGATTGGGGCGTCGACGAGGGCGAGGGCGGCGGCGAGGACGCCGGCCAGCTGCCAGTGTGGCCGCTCGATCCCGAGCATCCCGACGTCGGCCTGCCGCCGGTCGCCGGTCAACCGTTGCCGCCGGTCGACCCGCCCCCGGGCACCGTCTGGCCGCCGCTCGACCTCCCCGGCGTTCCCGAGGGCAAGGCTTTGGTTCTAGCTGCGGTGGTCAGCTCGACTGGCCACAAGAAGATGCACTATTTCGTCGTCGACATTCCCGAGGGCGGACAGCCCGATCAGGGATTGCCGGGCGAGGGCGAGGAAGGCCCCGATCAGGAGCTGCCCAGCCCCCAGCCGCCGCGGCCGGGTCAGGGTCTGCCTGGTCAGCGTCCGCCGCAAGGCGGTCGGCCGCCGCAGCCCGGCCAGGGTCTGCCTGGGCAGCGGCCGGGCCAACGACCGCCAACCGCTGGACAATTGCCGACCCGGCCCGGCGCGCCCCAGCGCCCGCAGCCGAAGTAGCAAAAAATATCCGTATCAATGATACGGATATTAGAGATCCAAGGAGCGTCGGCATCCCGCCGACGTTTCCCTTTAGGAGGGTGACATGAATAAGCTTCTTCTATCAGCGGCGCTGCTCGCGGCGCTCGCGAGTCCGGCGCGGGCGACGTTGCAAATCGAGGTGTTCGATAACGGCGCGCTGATCGACAACGTCACCGGGATCACCACCGGCGCGGCCAGCCTCACCGCCAACGACGCCAATTTCGCCAACATCACCATCGCCGCGCAGGGGAGCCCGATCCTGCCCAACGCCGACCTTTCCAGCGTCACCCTCGACGCCAGCGCCGCGGCCGGCTTCACCGGCTCGCATACGTTGACGGTCGATATCCTGCAAAGCGATATCAGCGGGCGCGGGAACACGCTCAGCACGTTTACGGTCAACGGGCTCACCAACGACCCGGGCCCGACCACCGAGTCGACCTTCGCCGATGGCGGAGTGCTCGCTTCGCACACCTTCCCGGTGGCGCTGCTCGACGGTTCCGCGGGTCCATTCTCGGCGGCGACTGGGCCGTTCACCTCGGACGAGACGCAGTTCGCGATCGACTTCACCGCGCCCAGGCAGTCGTTCGGCGGCTCGATCCAACTGACCACCGGCGTGCCCGAGCCCTCGACCTGGGCGCTGATGCTGCTAGGCTTTGGTCTGCTCGGCTTTGTGGGCGTTCGTTCACGGGCCAGCCGGATTGCCGTTTAAGCCTACACCCCCTGTGGCCGCGGCAATTCGAGGGAGGACGGGCACCGCTCTCGTCCTCCCTATTTCCCGTGAAACGCTATTGGCTCTGATCAGGTTGCGGGTAGCCTGACGCCGCGTGCGCGATCGTCGCCCTCAAGATCGCGTTGCCGATGTCGCCGCCGGTGGTGGTGAGCGGTCGGCCTGTTCCAATCGTGAACCGCGCCGCATTGAGGTTCGCCGCCGGCTTGGGCGCCGCGGCTGAATGTAGTCCATGGAAGAGCATCGCCTCTTCGCCGCTGTGGATCAGCGCATTGGTGTAGGGATCCTGACCCTCGGCGGCGTTCACATAGCCTTCGAGCGCGCCGGTTCCGGCGCCAGCGACCGGCGCTAGGATGTGCCGAGCGGCGAAAGGACTGAAGCTCGGGCTCAAAGATCCATAGAGCTTGGCGAGCGCGTCGCCCTGCGCCGTGCCGGGGGCGTTCGAAGGAAAACTCATGGTCTGCTTGACCGCCGCCTTGGTGAGTTCGCTCGGGTCGGCGCCCAGGCGGTTCAGATCTTGGATCTTCTGATACAGCGCATTGCCCGCCTTCTGCGCCGCGGCGGCCTCGCCGACCTGCGCTGGGGCTCCGGTCGCGCCGACGCTGCCCGGACTCGGCGCGCCGTTAGACAAGGTGGAGTCGAGGGCGTCGGCGAAGCGGTGCGCGACCGGATTGGCGCCGTTGTCTATGTTGTTGCGCAGTTTATAGCTCGCCTCCTGCAGGTTCTTGGCGGTGACCGAGGACTGGCTGGCGACATCGTTGACGATCTTGTCGATCTCGGGCGTGATGCCGACGTCAATACCCTTCCGGCCCAGCGGGTTGTTCTGAAGATTGATGGCGTTCCTGACCGTGCTGATCGGCCCGGCGTACGACGGATTATCGAAGTAGATTGTGTTTAAGGGCGCGTAGGCCTTCTCCTTGTCGGCGACCATGCCGGTCGGCGCGCCGCCGCGGCCCGGTTGACCGACCTCGGCCTCGGTTGGGCCTTTCTGGGTTGGCCCAGCCTCGCCCCTGGAGGCTACGCCGCCGGCCGCGCCGGTAATCCCGCCCATCAGCGCGCCCTGGCCGACGTTGCTGAGATCGTCCCAGCCCTGGTTGTGGCCGTAGGTTCCGGCTGCGCCCGCGGCTGCGCCTTCGAGGCCGCCCGCCGCCGCTCCGGCCCCGACTCGGGTGGCTAGCCCAGCGCCCGCCGAAGTCACTCCAGGCACGGCGCCGACGATCCCGCGCGCCGCTGGCCCGAGAACCGAACCTGGCCCGGCATAGCCGATCGCCTGCGCGCCATAATCCATCAGCCCCATGTTGCGATGCGCCTGGGCGATCGTCTGCTGCGCGCCGGGGCCGAGCATCTTGCCGCCGAAACCGAGCGTGGCGTAATCGCCGATCGACAGCGCCGTGTCGCTCGCCGCCGGGACCACGCCCTCGGTCTTGGCCATGGGGCGGGTGAAGAAGTCCTTGAGGCTATTGCCCGAGGGCTTCCAGTTTGGGTCGAGTTCGGAGGCTGGCGCAACGCCGAGATATTTGGTGAAAAAGTCGCCGGGCGCCTGCGGCTTGGGCGCATCGGTCGACAGCGGCACCGGCTTGACGATCTGGTCCCAGCTCGATCCCGAGGGCGCGGCGGCGGCGGCGCCGCCCTGTTGCGCTTTGATGGCGTCGTCCCAGCTGGCCATGATCAATAACCCGCGTAGCGAACTTGCCCTGCTTCATCGAAGCCCTTGGGCACGACATAGGCCCGCCCCTTGGGCAATTTGAGCAGGTCAGCGGTCGATTGGATCTGCGCCGGGGTCGAGGTCCGCTTCGGCGTGTTGTCTCCGGCCAACGCGCCGCCTGGCTTGTAGATGTCGTCGACCCGCTTGTCGTAGTCGTAATCGGTGAGGTTGGGCGAGTTCAATTGTTGCGCCTTGCCGAAGATCCCGGCGCGGTGATCCTGAAGCGTGTCCTGATAACGTTGGGTCGCCCGGATGAAGGCGTCGTAGCCCTGGCTCAGGGTCATGTTGCTCTTCGACGGCGCGTCGGCGGTCAGCTCCTTGGTCGAGATCCGCGAGCCGGGGAAGTCCTGCACCGCGGAGCCGAACTGGCCGGCCATCACCTGATCGTAGATCCCCTTCAGCTCTTGCGCCTGCGGCGACAGGAGCACCCCTGGCGTATGCTGCTGGGCCGGACCCAGAAATTCATTGAGGTATTGCTTGTTCTTGGGATCGAGCAACTGGTTCACCTGACTCAGTTGCTGGTCGTAGGCCTTGGTGGCGCTGTCAAAATTGTTCTGGGTCGAGGCGATCTCCTTGGCCCGGTCGCCCTCGGTCTGGGTGTGGACCGCCCATTTGTCCGGCGAGTTGAAGTAATCGGGCGGCGTCTGGCCGGGGTTTTGCTGCTGCCAGGCCACCTTGGCCCGGGTCATGTCCTGAATGTTGGGCGGTCCACTGAGGCCCGACGCGGCGGTGATCATGTCGCCCGCCTTGCCCGAGTTGACCCCGGCCAGGACCATTTCCGGCGACATGCCGGTGCGGCTCGACATCTCGCTGATGAATTGCGGCGAGCGCAGCTGCGCCAAGGCGGCTTGCTGGTACTGCATCTGCTGCATCTTCATCATGTTGCCGAGCTGGGCGCCGGCGTCGCGCTCCTGCGGCATATTGCCCATCAGCGCCGCCGCCATGCTGGGCGTCGACAACGAGGCGGCCATGGTGGTGAGGCCGCGATCGATTTCGTTGGCCGAGCGATTGCGGGCTTCGAGCTGCATATAGAGCTGGGTGAGATCCTGGGGGCTCTGCGGGGCCGCGCTGGGAGGCGCAGGAGGCCCGCTGGGCGGGGTTGGCGCATTGGGGCCGCCACCGGCAGGCGAGGCTGGCTTGGGCAAAGGCTGGCCGGCATTGGGCGTCGGGTTGGGCGCGCCGCCGAGCGTCCCAGGCGGCAGCACCGGGCCGCGGATCAGATTGAGCAGCTCCTCGCCGATCATGCCGTCGCTCCCTTGGCCGCCTGCAGCTGGTTCAGGGTGTTGAAGAAGGTCGCATTGTTATAGCCGCCCGCCCCTGTAGAACCGCCCTGCGGGTGGGCGGCCAGGAAGGCGGCCAGGACCGAGGGCTGGGGCGCCCCGGTCTGGGCCGCGCCCGGCTGCATCGCCGCCCCCGGCGTCGTCACCTTGCCGGGGTTGGCGAGCGCCTGCAAATAGGCCTGGCGCGCATTGGCGGCGTTGTCTGGCGCCGCCGCCGCCGGGACCGGATTGACCGCCTGTGCGCCCGGCGTGAAGGCGGGATCCGTCCCGCCGAAGGCGGGACCGGGCCCCGATCCACCGGGGTTCATGCCGTAGAAGAGGCTGTTGACCGGGCTGGGCGTCGCGGCGCCGCTGTTCAGCGTCGTGCCCGGCGCCGCGGGCGCTGGATTAGCGGCGTTGAGCCCGGCCAGGAGCCCTGGATAGCTGGCGATCGGCTGGCCGGTGGCGGCGTTGACCGGCGCGCCGGCATAACCGGCCATCGGGATCTGGCCGGTGAATTCGAGATAGGGGTTCGGGTTGGTCAGCCCCTGGATCCCCATGACATTCATCATGTCCGCGGCGGGATCGTCGTTGCTAGCCATAGAGGCCTCCCGTGGAAGTCAAGGTGGTGCCAGGCGTCGTGGTCGGATCGGCCATCGGCAGCAACTGGCCGCCCGGGCCGTAGGCCAGATGGGTGCCGACCTGCTGCGGGCCTCTCGGCTGCTGCATCGCCCGTTGTTGATAGGCGGCCATCATTTGCTGCGCTTGGTTGGCGATCTGCGCCTGGCGCATCGCGCCGGGGCCGAAGCCCGCCGCCATCTGGCCTTGGAGATCGGCTTGGCCGGGCGGCGCGTTCTGCGCCGATCCGCCCGCGCCCGCGCCGCCGCCGAGCGTCTTCTGCAGGTCTTGGATCGGGCTCGGCCCCTGGCCGGCGTCGCCCGAGCCCGCGGTCAGCGAGGCGATCGCCGCCCCGACGCCGGTCGGCTTGGCCGCAGGAGGCGCGCCCGACGTGGCTGGAGTCGAGCCGCCGAGAAAAGACTTGTAAGCCCCGCTCTTATAGGTCGTCCAAGCATTAAGCCCTTCATTCCTGTAAATTTGGGCGGCCAGCGCCGCTTGCTGATCGAGCGGCAGGCTGGCGACCTTCGCGCCGCCCATCTGCGGATGAGCGGCGTCGTTGATCTGGAAGACTCCCCAATCGCGACTGCCGTTCTTGTTGGGAGGGCTGACCGGATTGGCGCCGAAACGACTTTCCGCACCGCTGACCGCGGTCAAAGTCGGAACGACGCTCGCCGGAACGCCAGCGCGGATAAGCGCCGAAGCGATATCGGATGACGAATAAACGCCGGTCGGCACAGAGTTCGCAGTCGTGCCAGGGGTGTTAGCCACTCATCGCCCCTATGTCTTGGTAACCGCCGGTCACCTGATTGGGGATGGCCTGGCCCGGCCCCATCGAGCCGCCAACGAAGATCTGACTCCCGACCTTGACCGAATTCTGAGCCGCCAGCGGACCGGCCCAAGGCGGCGGGCGGCCGGTCGCCATGCTGCGCGGCGCGTAATAATGGGTCGCGCCGTTGGTCGGGTCGGGGATCTGGCCGCTGTAAACCTGATCGACCAGATTGCCGAGCTGAGTGTAATTGGGGATCTGAGAGGGCGGCGCGGTGACCAGCTTGCTGGCTTCCTTGCCATGCGCGAACCCGGTCACCCCATTCCAACTTGAAAATTCACCGGGCTTCTGGATGACGCCGGCAACGCCTTGACCGTAGCCGCCATCGGCCACCCGGTTGAGGATGGTGTGCGCGACCGCCGCTTGACCCGCAGGCGGTTCGCCGCCCGCTTCGGCGGCCAAGGTCCGAACCATGACGTCGCGATCCTTCGGATCCATCGGGACGCTGTTGATCGTGGTTCCAGGGACGTCAGCCACCGAGCGCCCCTACGATGGGCGCGCCAGGAGCACGAAGTTTGCCGCCAGCGAGGATGCCCCGGGTCGGCGGGGTGGCGTTCGGCGACAGCGCCCCGCCGGGCTGCGGACGCTGGCCGATCATGTCGATCGCCTTCTGCACCCCCGAGGAGGAGCGCGGGGTGGCGAGCGCGCTCAGGACGCCGGGGTGAACCATCATCTTGCCGCCCCCGCCCGGGATCGGCGCGGTCGAGCCAGGGAACTTCTTCTCCACGTCCTCGGCCATCGGGCCGACCACTTTCGGGTAGGACTTTGGATCCCCTTTGTACCTGTAAGCATGGATCGGGATCCCGTGGCTCATGCCGATCTTCTTGATGTCGGTCTTGAACTTCCGATCGGATTGCCCGCCGAACGCGCCGCTGGCCCCGAACATGCCATTGGCGCCGAACAGGCCGCCGAGCATCTGCAGGCCGCCGAGCGCGGTCGCCGCCGGGTTCGACTGGGTGGTGGTCGAGGTGCTCGCCGACGTGCCCGACGTCCCGGTGTTGTAGGGCGTCATGCCGAGCGCCGACTCCATGATCCCGAGCTGCTGCTGCGGGTACTGGTTGGCCTGCTGGAACTGGGCGATCTGGGTGTTGATGTCGTTCTGCGCTTGCGTCTGCTCCTCGCCGCCCGCCGAGGTCAACATGCCGTAATTGGCGATGTTGTTTTGCATCTGCTGGATGCCCAAATTGCCCAGCCCCTGCGAGGCTTGATTGACCAACCCCTCCTGGCTCAAGCCGGCCTGCTGATTGGCCGCCGCGGCGGCGTTCTGCTGGCCGACGTCGAATTGCGCTCCTTGCTGCGCCTGGGCGTAGTTGGCTTGGTTGAGGCTGGCCGCCATCTGGCCTTCGTTCAAGGCCCCTTGCGCCTGCGCCACGCCTTGCTGGACGCCCATGCGCGAGCCGCCATAGGCGTTGGCCGCCGAGGCCTGATCTTGGATCTGGTTCTGCTGCAGGGCGTTGGCCTGCTGCATCAACGGCAAGGTCTGTTGGATCACGCTGGACGTGTAAGGGTTCTCGTAACCTGACAGGTTGGTGGAGCTGAGCTGGGCCGGATTGATCGCGCCCGGCGTTTGCGACAGCGTGTTGAGATAGCCCGCTTGCGCCGCGTTTTGGGCGTCCTGGCCGACGTTGCCGCTATTGGCGGCGAGGTTCCAGCTCTGCTGGGTCTGCGGCGAGACGTCCGCGACCATCTGCCCCTGGAATTGCTGCAAGGGCTGGTTGGCCACTTGCTGGGCCAGACCGTAATTCTGCTGCCCGGCGTTTTGCACCCATTGCGGGATCTCGTTGGTCGACTCGCTCGATCCTTGGGTGTTGGTGGTTGAGGATCCGCCCATCAGAGTGCTCGCTGATAAAGGAAGCTTTTGGTCCTAATCTTCCAGCCTTGGGTCAACGGATGGTCGAGCCATCCGCGGCGACCGTAGGCCTGAACCAGACCGATGTCATTGGCGTCTGCAAACTGGAAAATTCGGTCTAAGAGTTTCCGGCAATCCTCGAGCGCGCCGACCACCACGAGAATTTCGAGCAGCTTGGCCCGGGGAAAACAGGCGATTTGGGTGATCGCCCAGGTTTCGCCCTCGACGAAGCTCTGCATCCGGCCCTCGGCGATCGCCGACAGGATGTCGGACACGGTATAGAGCCCGCCCATCCGGTCGAGCAGACGCGCCAGCTTGGCGTGATAGGGATGCATGGTCATCGCGTCGGGCCTGGACCTCCGAGCGGCACCGGAACGGCGGTGAACGTCCCATTCTGACTGACCGTGAGCAGCCAGACGTTCGGCGCCACGCCGGGCGGGGCGTCGGTCGCCTGCAGCAAGATCCCGTTCAACGCCGTATTGGCGTTGAGCTTGGCGGCGAACCCCTGCCGGCACCACAAGCTAAACTGGTTGAGGAAGTTCGACAGCACCGTGGAGATGGTCGGGTCGTTGGGCAGCGGCGGCGGCGGACGGGCCTGCGGCGGCGAACCGGAGCCAGGGCTGGTGACCATCAGCGATCTCCCCGCGGCGCGCTGTCGACCAGGTGCTGGCCGACTGTGACCGGATTGACCTGCGGCCCCTGCAGCTGGATCCTGAGCCGGATGTCGCGCCCAGTGGTGCGCAGGTCGACGAAACCATTCGAGGTGTTGACCGGGCGCGGCGCGGTCTGCGCCTCCTGCACCGCGATCGGCGCTCCGGTCGGTCCAGGCATCACCGACCGAGAATTTTTGTAAAATAGGGAATAGAGCAGATTGGCGACATCGCCCATGATGTCGGGGATCATCTGCTTGACGGTGACCAGCCGCGAGCCCGAGGTCAGGTTGAGATCGAAGGTTTCCGCCCACGGCAGCGGCACGTTGGCCGGGTAGACGACGCCGATCTCATGTTGATAGGCGTTGAGCCCATCGGCCATGATGGTTTGCACGGTGTAAGAAGCGGCGACCCCGGCTGAACGGGCCATCTGCCCCATCGACCACCAGCCATCGCGATAATTGTAAATCACGCACCGGGTGTTCGTGCCCGAGGGGTTGTTGGCCACGCCCTGCGGGAAGAACCACCAGAACTCCGAGAACGGGCTCACATGCACGGCGCAGGCTTGCTCGCGCACGTTGAGGATGTCGATGTCGGCGTCGATCCAGGGCCGCACCTTGCATGGCACCGGCTGCACCCAAGCGCCGTTGTAGCTGAACATCCCCTGCTGCGAGAACCACAGCGTCAGCGTCGCCGTCGGCACCACGCTCTGCGGCGACCAGGGGGTGCAGTTCTTGCTGATCTCGGTGTAGTTGTAGATGTAGGGCAGGCCGAGAAAGGCGTTGAGATAGGTTCGGGTCGCGGTCCACATCAGGACGCCGAGCGGCCCGGCCACGGCCGCGATGATCGGGCTCGCGGGCTCGACGTCGAGATAGCCGGCTTGGCTGGTGATGTTGGAGTAATCCCAAGCGTAGGGGTTCTCCTGATCACACCAGGCGAAGCGCCGGAACGAACCGCCGTTGACGTTGTCGTACGCGCCGAAAATCATCACAAACCGTTCGTTTGTGACCACGAAAGAGCGCCCGATGGGAACGACGCCGCGCCCGGAGTCCGCGATCACCGGCGTGGCGACGTTGCCGAAATAAAGCAGGTCGCCCGACGCGCCTGCATTAAGCGCCGGTGCAGTTAGAGTGAGGGTGTTGCCGGTATAGCTCTGAACCGCGCCAACCTCATTGTTGGCGGTGTTGTTATAGACGTTCATTCCCGGCGCAGCTTGGCCGCCGCTTGGTGAAACCATGGTGATGGTGGTCGCCGTCGTATCCCAGGCCGCCGACGCGCCAATGCCAAAGATAAACCCCGGCGGCCCATTGCTCGGATCCCATTGCAGCAAGCGGCCATCAGGCGAGGTCATCGCCAGCAGGATCGCGCCGAAATTATCGAGCGAGAAGGCGTCGGGCGCCTTGTCGAGCGCGCTGATGGTCGACTCGGGCCGCGGCGTGCCATAAGTCCCGGCGCTATACGGCCCCTCGCCATAACCGCCTTCCGTCAGCGGAACCGGCGCCGTGATGCCGCCGCCCGGGGTGATGTCGTAGAGCGCGCCGCCGAGGTCGACGTAGAGATTGCTCTCGCACAAATAAGCGATGTAAAACACATCGTTGAGGTCATACCAGCTGTGGATCACCTTGCAGCGCGAGGCGAACTGGTAAGTGTATTGGGCTTGTCCGCCGACCGGAGCGAGCCGGCCCTCGACCCAGCGCATGAGGTTGACTTCGGCCCAATTGGACGAGCGCATCTGCTTGGTCGGCAGCGCGACCACGCCGGGCGGGATCTCGATCGGTCGAAATTGCGTCGACACTATTGAAACCTGATGATGTACGGCACCGCGACATAGGTCGGGACGACGGTGATCGGCGCCCCGCCGCCCGCGTTCTGGATGCTGATATTCGTTGGCGAAGCATAGACGCCGATGCCGGTCGCGGCATAACCGAGATAGATCCCGGTTCCAGCTCCGGCGATGTAAACGTTGTTGGCCGAAGCCCCGCCGCTATTACCCATTTGAAGATTGCCGCCGCCGACTGCGCCAGCAATAGAACCGGTCCCAGCCCCTGAAATGCCAACGCCGACGCCGCCATGCGTATGCGCGTCCTGGCTTGCGCCGTGGGTGTGGGTCGGATCGCCGACGCCGTGGATATGCTCCGGATCGTAGATGTTATGAGCGTGCTCCGGATCGCTAACCCCATGCGCATGCACCGGCATCTGCGCCGCGCTGATGGTGTAGCTGAACGAGCCGCCCGCCGAAGCGGGCGGATTGGCGCTCGCGCTGGCCCCGAGCGCAAAGACATCCTGTAAATTCGGCACGTTGAAATTCGCGCCGGAACCGCCCCAGGCATAGCCGATGGCGGCGAACAGCTTGGCGTAGGTTCCGGTGGTTGGATAGGACGAGCCGTCGCACAGGATCCAGTTGGTCGGCGGGGTCATGCCGCCGCCCCATTGCACGATCATGCCGACCAGCACCGAGGCCTGCTCGTTGGCGTAGACCTGGGCGTCGATCAGCGCCAGATCGTTGTTGAGTTCAGTGCCCCAGGTGGTCGGATCGCCGCCGACCGCGGGCTGAGTCCAGCCGTAATTAGGGGTTTGTGTAGCGGCCATCGTCGCTCTCCAAGGCGTCGACCCTCGTTTCAAGATCGGCGACGCGGTCCTCGACCGGCGCGATTTCCGGCAACAGCGTTGGCGGCGGCGCGGCGGCTTTAGGCGCGTTGCCCCCATCGAGCCAGGCGAGGTAATCCTGGCAGTCGATATTGTCCGGGTCCATGGGGATGAACGCGCCGTCCTCATCGCGCACGATGAGGCTGTCGTGCGGCTTGTTGTTCATATGATCCCAGACTTGGCTATAGGTCATGATCAAAGCTCCGCGGAGAGGGCATAACCATAATCGAGAGCATAAGCATCGCCAGCGGCAGCCGAAACGATGGTGAAGTACCCTGATTGTGGACTATCAGCGGCTGGGATGGCTTGGCTAATGTTGCTAGGACTTCCCGCGCCGGTAGCAGTTATTGTCGGTATGGCTCTCATGCAAGCGAAGGCAACGGAACTACAATAAATGGCACCAGCTGCCGGAGCATTTGATCGACAAGCCATGGTAGTATTTTGATAATACCTTTGGCAATCGGCCATAGACTTGGCCAACGACTGCCGATTGAACGGCGTTGTGACCGAGCCAATTTCAAGTTTGACGCCGGTCACAGCAAATTGCCCATTGAGAGTTCCAACAACGCTGACCGCGCCGGTCACGCCGTTGTAGGTCGTTCCAGCCCACGCCCCAGCGGGACCACGCAAGGTTGAGCCGCTGCCAAGATCAAATAATACAGTTACCGACGCGGCGTTTCCCGACATCACCCACGTCCCAACCGTGTCGCCAGGGATGGTAATAGCTACCTTAGTCCAAGAGCTTGCCGAAAGATTAAAGGAAAACGGATAGGATCGCGTCGCAGCAAAATTTCTGACGCATCCACTAAATAGCCCGGCTAGGCTAGAGAATACCCAAAACGACAAGGTAACCGGCTGCGCATTTGCGGTTCCCCACGCAAGGTCACTAACCATATCGGCTTCAATGGCTTGATAAACAGCAAATCCATCACTCGCAGCTGGCGCATAAGCAGCCTGTGAAGTCAGCAACAAACAATAAGGAAACCCAGAAGAAGCTGGTCCTGCTACACGCTGCCAAACAAAATGACCTGCTACATTGGTCCCGTATTGCCATCGATCAACGGTATAGCCTCCCGCCGTCCCGCTCACACCCCCATTGCGTTGATCGATCCGCATGTCGCCGTTGATGACGCGATTGTCGTTGATCCCCGGCGCAACGGTGGGGGAAAGGCCGCTCGGCAACCACTTCGCGCCGTCCCAAATCCAGGTCACGCCCGCAGCGGTGAATTGCTGGCCAATTGTGGGGCTGGCGGGGAAGTCAAGCATGCGTAGGGGTCATGATCAAAGCTCCGCTGACATGATCATGCCGCCGCTAGGCGACCAATTAAAAGCGCCAAGCGCCGTAACAGTAACATACGCCACAGCTCCGGTTGTCTGAATATTAGTTCCAGAGAGGGCGCTACAATTAGTATACGCAGAACTTGGAAACGTAATAGTTGGCGCTGCCCGCATAGTTGTTGGATATGTTATCGGCACACTTGCAGATACTCCGGCAGCGCCATAGCCATCAAAACGCGGCGCAAGAACAGAATAATACCTCTGGCAGTCGGCCATGTTCTTGGCTAGCGACTGCCGATTGAAGGACGTTGCTACGCTGCCGATCTCTAACTTGACGCCGGTGACAGAGAAGGTTCCGCCATTCGTTCCGACGACACTAACCGCGCCAGTCGCACCATTGTAAGTCGTCCCAGCCCATGCATTGGCGGGACCGCGATAAGTCGAACCTGTCCCAAGATCAAAGAGGAGATAAAGCGAAGCTGCATTGCCGGACATCACCCACGTTCCGGCCGTGTCGCCAGGGATAGTGATGGCGATCTTCGTCCAAGTCTGCGCAGTCGGAAGCGAAAAGCTGAAGGGATAAGAACGAGTACCAGCGGCGTTTTTAACCGAACCGCCGAACATGCCAGTCAGATTGGAATTAGCCCAGAACGACAAAGTCACCGGCTGCGCGCTTGCCGTTCCCCAAGCGAAGTCGCTGACCATGTCAGCTTCGATAGGCTGTTGAAACTGAAAGAAATCAGTCGCTAACGACACATAAGCCGATGATGAAGTAAAGGAGAGGCAATAGGGAAACCAAGGCAACAGCGCCCCAGAAGGAAGTCGCTGCCACCCTCCTTTACTTGGCTGCGCCCCCTGATAATTCCATCTGTCAATCGTATACCCAACCGCCGTCCCGCTCACACCCCCATTACGTTGATCGATCCGCATGTCGCCGTTG